GCCTTTGGATCCCGAGATGCGAGCTAAGATTGAACCGTTGGCTCAGCCATACCCCAAGCGTCCGAAGCAGGCGACTCCCGAGACCATCGGTGAGGCGGCGGGGCAGCACCGACCCGGACGCTCCAATTCACAACCGGAGGCGTTCTGATGGCCGCCCCGCGTGGCACCAAACAAGAGACAATCGACCGCGCCAACCGCTTTGCTCGCATCATTGCAAACGGTGGCCGTAGGTCGGACTGCATTCGATTTGCCGCAGAAAACTGGGGGGTCAGCGCACGCACCTGCGATCAATACCTGAAGATTGCTCGGGATCAACTCAAAGCCGACTGGGACATTGAACGTCCGCAGATGGTGGCTGACCTGCTGTCGCAATGCGCGACGCTGCAGATGGAAGCTAGGCGAGCAGGCCAGTACCACATCGCTCTAGGCGCAATCAACACCGCCGCTAGGCTCGCGCAACTCTGCTCATGAGCATCCTCGCTGCAGCACGCGGAGGGCATGTGCTGATGCAGCTCAACCACGGCGGTGAGTTGATTGACGTAAACGCCCTGCTCGATCGCATCCACGGCGACCTGCATCCGGGGCAGCTGGCGTTTGTTGCTGACCACGAGACGCAGATCATCGGCGTGAGTGCTGGCTATGGCGCCGGCAAGACGCGAGCGCTGTGCGCCAAGGCGGTGACGCTGGCTGCCGCCAATCAAGGCTTCATCGGTTGCGTGATGGAACCAACCGGCCCGCTGATTCGCGATATCTGGCAGAACGACTTTGAGCAGTTCCTGGAGTCGTACGACGTGCCGTACACCTTCCGCGCGTCACCACTGCCGGAGTACATGCTGCACCTGCCCGGCGGTGATACCAAGATCCTGTGCCGCAGCTTTGAGAACTGGTCGCGGATCATCGGCCTCAACCTTGCGTGGGTGCTGGCTGATGAGATCGACACCGTGGCACCGAGCATTGCAGACAAGGCATTCCCCAAGATCCTTGGCCGCTTGCGGTCTGGCAATGTGCGGCAGTTCGGTGCCGCATCGACGCCTGAGGGGTTCCGGTGGTTGTGGAACACCTTCGCGAGTGATGATGCCAAGACGCGCACGGATCGCAAACTGATCAAAATGCGCACGGCGGATAACCCACATCTTCCGCCGGATTTCATCGAGCGACTGGAAGCCAACTACGATCCAAAGCTGCTCAAGAGCTACCTGCTGGGTGAGTTCATCAATCTCACCACCGGCTGCGTGTATGACCGCTTCGACCGGAGCAAGCACATCTACAGCAAGCGGCTGGACATCAGCGGTGAAGCGCTGCGCGTGGGCATTGACTTCAACATCGGCAACACCAACGCAGTGATCGGCGTGCGCATTGATGATCGCGCTGTCGTGGTGGATGAGATCACCGGGATGCACGACACCGACGCGCTGGCGCAAGAGTTGCGGCGGCGTTACCCGCAACACAAGGTGTATGGCTACCCAGACGCCAGCGGCGGCAATCGCAGCACCAATGCCACGCGGACTGACATTCAGATCCTGGAGTCCTATGGCATCAGCAACCAATCGCCGCGATCCAATCCGCCGATCCGTGATCGCGTCAATAACGTGCAGGCGATGCTGGAGAACGGCAAAGGTCAAAACCGCCTGCAGATCTGGCAAGGCTGCACCAAGCTGATCGAATGCCTGGAGCTGCAATGCTGGGATGAGAAGACGCAGCTTCCCGACAAGGCCAGCGGGTTTGATCACGTCGTCGACTGCCTAGGCTACTGGCTACATCGCGACTTCTCCATGCTGCATAAAAATGCAGGGCGCGGTACCAATATCCGCATCTACTGAGCCATGCCCACAAGCGACACCCTAGGCCTGCAGATCGCCGCAGCACTCGGCCTTCCGACCACCAACCTGGTGAGCTTCACGCTGCGATTCAAGGCGCAGGAGCCGGTGCGGTGCGATGCGGAGTATCTAGTGCCGAGTGATGCTGCAGCAACGATCACGCAGCTTGTGGGCAAGAGTTACACCATTGCACCAAAGTAGACCTATACTCCACTAGTCAACTACAACTGAACAATGCTGAAAGGCGCTGAACTGCTGGCGAAGGTGAAAGAACTGGAAGGCAGCAACAAATCACAGATGGCACGCGGTTGCGGGTATGTGACCGCCAAGGCGGATGGGTCTGAGCAGGTGAATTTCACTGCGTTCTACGAGGCGCTGCTTGACGCCAAGGGTCTGATCATCAGCGGTGGCAGCACCGCCAAGCGCGGCCGCGGGCTGCCGTACAAGGCCAAGGTGCAGTTCAATGGCAAGCTGCAGATCGGCGAAGGCTACATGCAGCAGATGGGTGCTGAACCTGGCGATGAGTTTGAGATCAAGGTCGGCCGTAAGCAGATCGTGCTCACCTACGCGGGCGAGTAAGCTGCACGCGGAGCTTGAGCAACTCCGCGAGGGATACCCGGCCCTGCCGGCATCGCCGGCGGGGTTTTTTCGTGCCGTAGGCTGCTGGTGTTCCCGCTCTGCTACGGCATCGGGCCAGGCCGGTAGCCCAAGGTAGAGGCAGCGGAGACAATCCGAACTCAGTGCTGGTTCGAGTCCAGCCCGGCCGTTTTGATGTATTGCCTAGACTGCACCCATCGAGGTGCAGCAGATGTATTCAGGCTTTCGCGCATACGACCGGCCAACAGCTACACGTAAGGTTGCTGGTGTCTCGGATCCAATCACCGCATGGTATGCGCAAGAGCCGCATTGGATCCTGATCGAGGATCTACTCGGCGGCACTACCGCAATGCGGAAGAAGCACAGGAAATATCTCTTTCAAGAGCCGAGGGAGGCTGATGAAAGTTATGATTCGAGACTGGCCAGATCAATTTGCCCGCCCTACTACATCCGCTTGGAGCGAATGCTCGCCGGCATGTTGACGCGCAAACCAGTCAGGCTCAACGACACCGGCGACACCATCCGCGAGCAGCTGTTTGATGTCAACTTGATGGGCGATGATCTAAATTGCTGGGTCTATGAAACCGCCCGCAAGATGATCCGTTACGGCCACGTCGGCGTGCTGGTGGATGCACCGGCTGATGGCAATGGCCGGCCGTATTGGGTGTGCTACACGCCGCGCGACATCCTTGGGTGGCGCACTGAGATGATCGACGGCGCACAGCAGATCACGCAGCTGCGGTTGAAGGAAACACTCACCGAGCCGGATGGTGACTATGGCGAGAAGCAAGTGGAACAGGTGCGCGTGCTGACGCCTGGTGCATACCAGCTGCATCGGCGTGATGAAAGCACCGGCGACTTCAAGATCTACGACGAAGGCACCACAACGCTTGACCGGATTCCATTCAGCGTGGCCTATGCCAACCGCGTGGCACTGCTGGAATCACGTCCGCCGCTGCAGGACATCGCTGAGCTGAACCTGAAGACCTATCAGATCCAGTCGGATCTTGATAACCAGCTGCACATCTCGGCAGTGCCGATGCTGGCCTTCTACGGCTTCCCCAGCAGCGCTGAAGAGGTGAGCGCTGGCCCCGGCGAGGCTATTGCCTTCCCGGCAGAAGGCCGCGCTGAGTACATCGAACCTGCCGGCCGCAGCTTTGACTACCAGTTCCGCCGGCTGGAGCAGCTGGAGAAGCAGATCAATGACCTGGGCCTTGCGGCAGTGCTCGGCCAGAAGCTCAGCGCTGAAACCGCCGAAGCAAAGCGTATCGACCGCAGCCAAGGCGACAGCACCATGATGGTGATCGCGCAGAACATGCAGGACATGATCGACAACTGCCTGCAGTTTCATGCGCAATTCCTCGGCACACCAGAAGCGGCCGGCAGTAGCTATGTGAATCGTGATTTCATCGGCGGGATGCTGGAAGCGCAGCAGATCCAATCACTGCTGCAGCTTTACACCGCCGGCACCATCACGCAGGAGACGCTGCTGCAGCGTTTGGCGGATGGCGAAGTGCTCGGCGATGACTTCAACGTGGAGGATGAGCTGGATGCAACAGCTGCTCTATCGCCTGCTTGATTGGATCACCGATCGGCTCGTTGACGTGATGATCATGATCGAACCACGGCCACCACGGCGGCAGGAGCTGGACTACCACGTCAGCAAGCTGCCGATAGAGATCCTCGCGATCGTGCGCATCAGCTGGTATAAGCAAGGCAAGCCCGATGAAGTGGACGAGGTAGTGCTGATGGAAGATGGCAACAATGGATATGAAGCATTCGCGGCGCTGATCCAGTCTGCGCTGAACCGTGGCGCCAATATCAGCATCCGATCCGGGTATCAACCGGAGGATTTGGGGATCTTTATTGCATGACAGTTCCCAGCAGCCTCTACCGCAATGCAATCGACCTAAACCGCTACAGCAACAGCGTGGCACGGCGGTTGATCAATGCCTATAACGACATCATTATCGACGCAGTGAACCAACTGCAGACGATTGATGAGGCATCGGCACCGGTGCAAGCTGCTCGGCTGCGGGCGATCCTTGCGCAGCTGCGCGACAGTCTCGCAACATGGGCCGGTGATGCAACAGAGCTGACTGCGCAGGAACTGCAAGGCCTAGCGCTGCTGCAGTCGGAATTCGTCACTGACCAGCTGCGGCAGGCACTACCCGCCGGTGCTCGTGATGTGGTGCGCACTGTGGAGATTTCACCGCAGTTTGCGCAGTCTGTTGTCACCACCGACCCAACGCAGCTCAATGTAGTGACGTTGAGCGATGACCTGTTCGCGGCAGTGCAAGGTGCACCGCAGACCTACAGCCTCACCGCAACGCAAGGCACGATGATCACGCTGCCCAACGGGCAGATCGTGGAGAAGGCATTCCGTGGCATCGCCGAAGCGCAGGCGGAGCGGTTCAGCCAAGCGGTGCGCAATGGCCTGCTGACGGGCGAAACCACGCAGTCGATCGCGAAGCGGCTCATCGGCAACCTGGAGCGCAGCCAGGAACCACTGAGGTTTGGTGATGTTGGCCCGCTATCACGCGGGCAGATGCGTGCGGCGGGGCTGTCAGTGCGCCAACTCCAAGCGGCCGGCGGTGAGCTGACCACTGTCGCCAACCATCAAGTGATGACACTGGTGCGGACCAGTATCAACCAAGTGGCAAACACCGCTAGCCAGCAGGTGTATGAGGCGAATCAAGATATAACAAAGAAGTACAGATACGTTGCAACGCTTGACACGCGCACGAGTGCAATTTGCCGCGCTAATGATGGCCGAGAGTTTGAATATGGCAAGGGTCCAACACCGCCGTTGCATTTCGCGTGCAGGAGTACGACTGTACCAGTTATCGACTATGAAGGCCTCGGATTCTCACCACCACCACCCGGCAAACGCGCCAGTATGAAGGGGCAAGTGCCAGCTGATACCAGCTACGGCGAGTGGCTCAGCAAGCAACCGGCCAGCGTGCAAGAGGATGTGCTGGGCAGTAAGGTGCCGTACTTCCGGCAGTTGGTGCGTAAGCACGGCGCCCGCGATGCAATGGCGAAGCTGGTGCGTGATGACGGGTCCGAACTAACCTTGGAGCAGCTACGCAAGCGGTATGGACCTGCCGAGCCTTAGGCATTTTCGCAACGAGGGCATCTACTTCATCTCCTCCGATCCGGTTGAGGCGCTCATCGGCGAGACCTGGGTGCCGGCGCGTTACACCGACAAGGGCTGGGCAACAGCTGATGGCCGTAGCCTGTTGTCAGGTGTTGAGGATTGGCGCCATGCCGTTGAAGAGGGGCAAGTCGCGGGATGTGATCTCGGAGAACATCAGACGCGAGATCAAGGCCGGCAAGCCACGCAAACAGGCAATCGCAATCGCGTACGCAAAAGCCGGAAAGTCACGCAAAAAGAGGAAAGCTAAATGAAACGCGGTGATCGCGTCAGTTGGATGTATCAAGGTGTCCGCACTTACGGCCGTGTGGTTGGCATCGGTTCAGAACGCGCCACCATCCGCACTGCATCAGGCGGCACCGTAACCCGCGTCGGTACACCGAGCGATCCAATCGTGCGCGTAAAATCCGAATCCACCGGCAACATGGTGATCAAACGCAGATCTGAATTAAACTTACGGTAGAGTTCTTTGTTCTCCCGTGGCCCGTACATACAAGCGTGATTCACGCGGTCGCTTTGCTGGAGGTGGTGGAGGCGGAGGCCGTAAGGGCGGCTCCAAGAAAGGCGGCCGCCTAGGCGGCAAATCCAACGGGCCGAAGATGGGCGGCAGCCGGCCCGGTACATCCGCACCGGGTGGCACTGTTGCCAAGGGATCAGTTAATCGCAGCCTCGGTGCAACTCGCGGTCAAGGCAAGGGCACCAAGGTTAAGCCTGCAGCCATGAAGAGCCAAGTGGCAACCGGCCGCAAAGCTAAAGCCGCATATAAGGCTGCAACATCTGCTGCCCGTAAAGCAAGAATGCAAGCCGGAGGTAGGACCACCGTTCGCGGCCTCGGTAAGCGGACAGATGCAGGTGCCGCCAACATTCGCGCCAATGTGAAGGCGTTCCAATCGGCGCAGGCCAAGGTGCGCCGCATGGAGAAGAAACGCAAATCAACATCACGCCGCAAGTCTTGATCAATCCTCTAAAAACTCATCCCAGCTGCCGAGTTGCTCCATCACCGCCTGCGCATGATCAGTAATCAGCAGTAGGTCGCCATCCTCATCACGAGCGATGGCGACCACACGCGAAAGGTGCATGTTGCCAACAGCGGCAAAGAGTTTTGTCTCATTGCCGTCCTCGTCAATGTCAATGATTTTGCTCAACACGTGACGGATGTCGCGAGATCCGAGGCCGCTTTCGTTGCTGTTAAGTATTTCCATGGGGTTAGACTAGCGCTGCACTTAACCCTGCGGGTTATTCATGTCTGAAGAGAACCAAGCTGCCACTGAGCCTGCGGCTCCGGTAGCAACACCGCCTGCGGTTGATACGGAAGCACTGCAGCGCAGTGTGGAAGCACTAGAGCGCAAGAACAAGGAACTGATCAGCGAGTTGCGTGCTGCGAAGAAGCAGCCAACCGTGCCCGATGGTGTTGACATCAATGAACTCCTTGAATTCAAGCGTCGCGCTGAGCAAGCTGAACTTGAATCACAAGGTAAATACACCGAAGCGCGGCAAGCTCTGGAGCAGCAGTTCCGTGAGGCGACGGCGCAAAAGGACCAGCGCATCACTGAACTTGAAAGCCGCATCCGCGAACTGGAGCTGCTGACGCCTGCCGTTTCCGCATTGGCGGACATCGTGCACGATCCTGACTTGGTGCTCAAAACCAAGCTGGACAGCAATCAGATCGAGCGTGACCCTGACGGCACCGTGGTCGTGGTCAACGGCTACCAGCGCACGCCGGTGCAGGAGTGGGCTAAGGCGACGCTGCCGGCATGGATGCAGAAGCAACCGAAGCCGCAAGGGTCCGGTGCACCGATCGGTGCTAATGCCGTGAGCGACATTCCACCCGGCATCAAGAACCCCTTCGCCAAGGAAACGTTCAACCTGACTGAACAATCGAGGCTCTATCGCACCGATCGTGATCTGTACGACCGCTTAAAAGCAGCTGCTAAGCTGTAACCAACCGGCTGCGCTGGTGTAATACGGGCTGCGCCCATCGCTAACAACAACTACCGAGGGCCATCATGGCAACTCTTCGATCGGACATCATTGTCCCCGAAATTTTTACTCCGTACGTCATTGAGGCCAGCACCCAGCGCGATGCCTTCCTGGCTTCCGGTGTGGTGCAGCCTATGGCTGAACTCAACGCCACTGAAGGCGGTGATTTCGTCAACGTGCCTTTCTGGAAAGCCAATCTCGGCGGTGACTTTGAAGTGCTGTCTGACAGCACCTCGCTGACACCCGGCAAGATTGAAGCCGATAAGCAGGTGGGTGTTATTCTCCACCGTGGCCGTGCGTTTGAATCGCGCGACCTTGCTGCCCTTGCTGCTGGCGCTGACCCGATGGCTGCCATCGGCGCCAAGGTGGCTGAATACGTCGCCAACCAGCGGCAGAAGGATCTGATCAAATGCCTTGAGGGTTGCTTCGGCGCTCTCACCGGTGGCGACAGCCCTGCCTTTGATGCACTGCGCTTTGATACCTCCGGCGCTACCAGCCTCGGCCCCCGTCAGGTGGCCAAAGCTCGCAGCCTGCTGGGTGATCAAGGCGACAAGCTGACCGCCGTGTGTATGCACAGCGCTGTGTTCTACGACCTCGTGGAGCGCAAGGCCATTGATTACGTGTCCGCTGCTGACGTTCGCGCCACTGCTGACACCGCAATGCCTGACGCCTTCGGCGGCAGCGTGGCTGCAGCTTACGGCGACGTGACTGTGCCCACGTACATGTCGCTCCGCGTGATCGTGTCGGATGACCTGGCGCCTACCAGCACCAACTACCCGGTCTATTTCTTCACTCAAGGTGCTATCGCCTCGGGTGAACAGCTGATGATGCAGACCGAAACCGACCGTGACATCCTCGCCAAGAGCGATGCCATGTCGATCGACCTGCACTACTGCTACCACCCGGTCGGTGCACGTTGGACTAGCTCCACCGCCAATCCTGATCGCGCCACGCTGGCCACTGTCGGCAACTGGTCGAAGGTGTACGAAACCAAGAACATTGGTATCGTGCGCGGCACGGTTACTTCCAACTTCTGAGGTACTGAACAATGAGCCAACCTTCCCAGTTTGAACTGTCCACTGAGCAGTATCTGACCGCTACCCACTACATCTCCGGCTCTGTCGCTGATGTTGCGTTCTGGACTGCTCCGGTGGATTGCGAAGTGGTCGGCATCCGCGAGGTGCACGCCACTGCCGGTGACGACGCTGGTGCTGTAACCGGCACCATCCGCCGCTGCCAAGGTACTGAAGCCGCTACTGCCGGCGATGACCTGCTCGGCACCACCAAGATTAACTTCAAGGGCACTGCTCTGACTGAGCAAACTCCTGCGCTGACCAGCACCACTGCCAGCCTCAAGCTGGATGCTGGTGATCGTCTGTCGCTGGATGTGACCGGTACCACCACCACCTTGGCTGGTGTGATCGTTACCGTGCTGCTGAAGCGGATCTGATGGGGATGCTCGCCTTTCGGCGACTGCGTGAACAACAGGCTGCTGCTGCTAAGGCGGCAGCCTCTTTTTCAACAGATGCAGAGCCAACTACACTGAATCAACCGGACCTCGCTAATGGCGATCACGATCGTGGCCACGCCAGGCGCGGCCGACGCAAACTCCTACCTGACGCTGAATGAAGCGGAAGCCATCATTGATGGCTTTGTGCAGGATGCTGATGTTCTGGCATGGGCATCAGCAACCACTGATGAAAAGAACCGCGCATTAGCAAGTGCAACGCAACGGCTTGACCGTGAGCGGTTCCTCGGTGCACGCGCCACTGATACGCAATCACTGCAGTGGCCGCGCACTGGTGTACGCAAACCGGACACGTACATCAACACCTACGCGGTCGGTTTCCCGTTTCGGATCACCACCGACTACTACACCGACACTGAGATCCCTGATCGCATTCAGTACGCGCAATGCGTGCTGGCGGTGTACCTGAACAACAACCGCGAAGGATTGGGCCTCAGCGGAATCGAGGACTACAAGAGCGTCAAGATCGGCAGCTTGTCGATCGAGACCGCCGGCGCCAGCAGCATGGCAACCGGCGCGGATCGTGTGCCGCCGATTTTTGAGCGTTATCTGACTGGTCTTAGAATAAGTGGACCGGGGAACTTTGCAATCCGTAGGAGCTGATCATGGACCGCGCTTATGCCATCGGGTTTGAGTACATCAGTGACACCGTGGCGCACACTGGTCGGTTTCATGAGATCTATGCACTGGAGGATAGTGTGATCGCTAGTGCTGTTATCGAGAACCAGAGTGGCAATACATTTACCGCTGTACCGCTAAAAGCTGGTGATGAGATCAAAGGCGTATTCACCAGCGTGACACTGACCAGCGGCAAGGTGGTCGCTTACAAGATCTGATCATGTCAGTCCAGCCCGGCCAGTTCAATATCACCGATCTGCAGCGGCGGGCGGATTACGACCTGCAGTTGCAGTTCAAGGATGCTGATGGTAATCCGGTTGACCTGATTGGCTGGACTGTTTACGCACAAGTCTGGAATCAAGGGCGCAGCACGAAATATGCGGATTGGGCTGTCACCTACACCAACCGCAGCATCGGCTCTGTATCGCTTGCGCTGACGGATACGCAGACCGCAGCATTTCCGGATGAGTGCTACTGGGATGTACTGCTGGAGAATCCCGCTGGTTTGCGTAACTACTGGCTAGAGGGCATCGTCTACGTCAGCGAGGGTTATACGGCATGACGAGCGTTGCCGTTACCACTCAGCAGGCGACGGTTACGGTAACAACCGCCAGCAGCGTCACGGTTGTACCGACCACTCAAACTGCTGCGGTGGTTGTGCAGGCTGGTGTCGTTGCACCCGGCGGCATTGCACGCGACATCCTTGAAAAGGTCAGCGGCGCCGACTACCACACACGCTGGACCAGCACGCCGGAGCTGGATGCACTCAGCTTTGATCTAGCGGCAGGCATCACACCTGTACCGGGCCAGCTGGCGTGGAATATTGACGAAGGCACTGTTGCGCTCGGCAAGGGCAACATCAGCAACTACCTCGGCGAGGAAACCGTGGTGCTGTGCCGCAATGCGAGTAATACCGTTGCGATCCCGAAGGGCACTGCGGTGATGTTCGCCGGCACGCTCGGCGCTAGTGGCCGGATCAAGGTGGCGCCGATGGTGGCCAATGGCACGCAGCCGGGTTATGTGTTCTTCGGTGTGACCGCAGAAGCCATCGCCGGCAGCAGCGACGGCTATGTGTCGGTGTTCGGCAAGATCAAAGGCATCAACACCAGCGCCTACGCGGAAGGTGCAATCCTGTGGTGCAACCCTGCAGTGCCAGGTGGATTCACCGCAACAGAACCACAGGCGCCGAATCTCAAGCTTGCCGTTGCTGCGGTGCTCAGCAGCAAGAACAATGGCACGATCTTCGTCCGGTGGGATACCGGCCGCCGCCTACAGGATCTGCATGATGTTGAAGCCAACGGCGGAAAGTCTGACGGCGATGTGCTCACCTATGTGGCCGCCAACAATCGTTGGGAAGCCAAAGCGCCAACTGGAGGCAGCGGCGCCAGTGGCGTGATCCTTGAATCGAAGCAAGTAATCAGCCAGGACTACACACTCACCGCCGGCAGTAATGGCATCTCACAGGGGCCTGTTGAGATCGCGGCTGGCTACACTGTGACCATACCGGCCGGCGCTATTTGGGGGATCCTGTAAGTGGCATTTGGCAGGCTAAAGGTTGACGAACTAGAGACTTCAACGCAGGTCGTTAGTGTTGATGCGCTCGGCAGCGGCGTCAGCGATGGCAATAAGGGCGATGTAACTGTCTCAAGTGGCGGCACCGTATGGTCTGTAAACGATGGCGCTGTTGCGCTGAATGAGCTGAGTGATGTCACGCTCACCAGCCCATCAGACGGTCAATCGCTGAGCTACAACGCCGCCACTGGGCAGTGGGTCAACAGCACCCCAGCCGGCGGCGGCACAGTGACCAGCGTCGGGCTAGCGGCGCCCACGGGTTTTAGTGTCAGCGGCTCGCCCGTCACTAGCAGCGGCAACATCACGCTGAGCTTTGCGGCGGGTTACAGCCTGCCAACCACAGCAAGCCAGGCGAATTGGGATACGGCCTACAGCGAGCGTCTTTACTGGGATGGTGGCGCCACGGGGCTCAATGCTTCGACGGGCCGCACGAGCCTTGGCCTTGGGAACAGCGCAACGCTCAATGTCGGCACCACCACGGGCACCGTAGCGGCAGGTGATGACAGTCGATTCACGACTGATCTGAGCTACACGGCGAGCACTCGCCTGCTTGCCAGCTCAACCGGCGCTGACGCAACGCTGCCTCTGTTCACAAGCACTGACGCGGGCCTTGTGCCTGGCAGCGGTGGCGGAACTGCCAATTTCCTCAGAGCAGACGGCACCTGGGCATCACCTCCCGCTGGTAGCGGTGGTATCACGGATGGCGACAAAGGCGACATCACGGTTTCGGACAGCGGCGCCACGTGGCTGATAGATGCTGGCGTTGTTGATACCAGCAACCTTGGCGGTGACATCACCGCTGCAGGCAAGGCGCTACTCGATGACGCTGATGCAGCTGCACAGCGCACAACGCTCGGACTCGCCACGGTCGCTAGCACTGGCGCCTACAGCGACCTAAGCGGTACGCCGTCAATTCCCGCCGCAGCTGATGCCACGCCGCAACCACTCGGCACTGCAGCGATCGGCGCAAGCACCGACTACGCCCGCGAGGATCACGTTCATGCAATGCCCAGCGCGGCAGACGTTGGCGCTGATCCGGCCGGCACTGCATCGAGCGCAGTCAGTTCGCACGAAGCCGCTGCGGATCCTCATCCAGGCTATGCGCTAGAGAGCAGCCTTGGCGGTGCTGCACTGCTGAACGTCGGCACCACTATTGGCACGGTGGCTGCGGGCGATGACAGCAGATTTGTCCCAGCAGGGGGAACCACCGGACAAGCCCTGATCAAAAGTAGTGGCACTGACTACGATGCTGACTGGGCAACACCAACTGTCAGCGATGTGTTCATCATTGCGTGTAGCGATGAAACATCAAATCTGACGGCTGGCACCAATAAGGCACGCTTCACGATGCCTTATGCCGGCACACTGACTGCTGTGAAGGCCGACGTGAACACTGCTCCCACAGGCAGCACGTTAGTGGTGGACATCAACGAGGCCGGTGTTTCGGTGCTGAGCACCCAGCTCTCGATTGATGCAGGTGAAACGAGCAGTTCAACCGCTGCAACGCCACCAGTGATCAGCGACTCCGCCTTAGCCAACGGGGCTGTGATCAGCATCGACATTGATCAAATCGGCTCCACGGTCGCCGGAGCTGGCCTGAAGGTGACCCTCTACGTCACAAGGAGCTGAGCCAATGAGCAATCTCGTTCTTTTCGACACTGAGCTCAGCCGCGTGCTGAACTACCCGCGGACTGATGACGAGCCCGTAATGGGCTTGGATCCGCGCTACCAGGTGCTGCGCATCGTCCGGGAAGACAAGCCCGACTTCGACCCCGAAACGCAGACCATCACTGGGACGCGCACTTTGGACTTAGCGGCCGGCGAATGGCGCTGGGGCTGGAGCATCGTGGAACTACCGCCGCCTCAACCCCCGAGCCCGGATTACGTGCAGTTCTATAGCAACTTGCTGAGCAGCAACGTGTATCAAGCGATGCTTGCTGCACCTGCAACTGCAGACCTTGCTCGCGCTTTGGCAGTGTTTGTCTCTGCTATTCAAGACGCAATGGCAGGGCGTGTCAGTCACGACGCTATGCAAGGCGCAATCTGGCTGCTGTTGGGGCAGCTCACTCTGCAGCAGGAGCATGTCGACGAGCTAATGGTTCTGATGAGCGCCTCGCATCTCGACACAGTTTATACGTTGCAGCCATGAGTCTGATTCACATTGATAGCTATCGCTTTGCGGCATCTGGTGGAGGTGGAGGCGCGACTGATCCAGATTTCAGCAGCGTCTCTTTGCTGCTCCACGGCGACGGAGTGAACGGCGGGAACAATACAACATTTGTTGATAGCAGCACAAATAATCACGCTATTACCGTGTACGGCAACGCCCAGCAGGTGAGTGCGTCGCCTTATGGAAGTGGAGGCAGTGGAGCGTTTGACGGAAGCGGGGATTATTTGGACATACCTTCAAGTTCGGATTGGGCTTTTGGTACGGGTAACTTTACAGTGGAAGCCTGGATTTACGCGACAAGTCTTTTCAATTATGCAGTAATAACCGGCAACCTTGCCAATAATTCCACTACTAGCTGGGCGTTTACCGTAATGGCCGATGGAGTAGTTAGGCTTCAAAACTGGAACACGGTAGTAGTGGCAACGGGAGTAGGAGCGATATCTCTAAACACATGGACGCATGTGGCAGTCACGCGCAATAATGACAAAAATAGGATATTTATCAATGGTAACAATTTAAGTGAGTCCACGGCATCCGTAAATTTTTCACTCATAAACAACCTAGGCATAGGAAAAGTTCCAGGCATAGCAGCAACTTTTAACGGCTACATAGACGACCTTCGCATCACCAAAGGCGCAGCGTTATACACCAGTAACTTCACCCCACCCACCGCTCCACTCACTGCCGACGCCAATACCAGTCTGCTGCTGCACTTCGACAATGTAGACATTATTGACAGCAGCTCAACGCCCAAGGCCATCACCGCCTTCGGCAACGCGCAGATCAGCACGGCGCAGAGCAAGTTTGGTGGAAGTAGCATCGTGTTTGACAATGGTGGTGATTATTTAACTCCTGCAAGCAGTGCGGACTTAATTCTAGGTTCCACATGGACTGTTGAGTGCTGGTGGTACTTAAATGCTGCAGGCGCTGGCACTACAAGAAATGCACTACTGCTGTCAGGGTCACTGGTGGGAGTTAGCGGCTCTCTCGGTATTTATCAAGAGGCAGGTGCGTTCCTCAATGTGCGAGCCGGAGTAGCAACTAGCGATGTCAGAAGTTCCAACAGCTCTATCGTTGCGCTGGAGTGGCAGCATATAGCAATATCAACTCTTGACAATGTAGCGACTATTTATATCAATGGAGTGCAAAACGGAAGCGGCCCAATCAATGGGCCTGTCACGGCTTCAGTCAGCCGAATAGGCAGTATTGGAAGTATTGATTACGATACTAACGGCTACATCGACGACTTTCGCATCACCAAAGGCGTAGCCCGCTACACCAGTAACTTCACCCCACCAACTGCGCCGTTCCCTGATGCTTGAAGCGCCAGAGTAGTGTCCCCGGCTAGTCTGTTGCCATGAGCCTCGCCACATCGCTACGCAAGACCGCCGGCAAGCTGATGGCACGCTTCGGCGGTGTGGTCACGATTCAGCGCGTCAGCACCGGCGTCTACAACCCAACCACCGGCACCATCAGTGAAACCACTGCTGACACCACCGTGCGCGGCGTGGTGGAAGACGTGAACTTGAATGAAGTAAACGATCTGATCCAAGCCACCGACAAGCGGCTGACGATCGCGGCTACCGACGTAGCAGTGGCACCCACTGCTGCTGATCGCGTCATCATCGGCGGCATTGTGCATCAGGTGATCCGCGTCACTACCACCGAGCAAGACAGCCAGGCGATCATCCATGAGTTGATCCTGAGGGCATAATGTCACGCACCATCCGGCTAGATCAGATCGGCGACTACTGCGAAGGCAAGCTAGAGCAGTTGTTGCGCGTGGCGGTGCTAGAGACTGATAGCCGCGTGAAGCAAGCCAGTCCGGTTGACACAGGCCGCTTTCGCGTGAGCTGGCAGGTAGGCGAGAACAGCGCAAGTGGTGAAGGCGCACCGCCCGGCACCTACAGCGGAACACCACCACTAGCACGCACCAACTACCAACAGGAAACACTCGGCAACGTCTACAGCGTGCACAACAATCTGCCGTATGCAGAACCGCTCGCTAATGGCAGCAGCAAGCAAGCGCCGGCCGGCTGGATTCAAGTGATCGCCAAGGACATGCAGACCTACGTCCGCACCGAAGCCGACCGCATCGGGAGGCAGCCATGAGCTACAACACCATCCGCGCAGCGATTGAGGGCCGCATCGCGGCGGAGATGGCTAAGGCGCCGTCGTATCCGGTGAGCTACCAGAACGCACCGTTCACGCCGCCGAATGGTACGCCGTGGCTGCAGGTGTTCCTGCGGCTTGGGGACAACAGCTACGCCACGCTGAAGACAATTAACCGTCAAACCGGAGTGCTGGTGGTGAATGTCTACACACCAGTAGGCACCGGCACCGGCGCAAACTTCACGATTGCCGAGCGGATTCGTGCATTGTTTGACCGACAGACGATCAGCGGCATCATCTTTGACGCTGCATCAGGCCCGGCGCAGGTAACACCAGCATCGCCGGAGCCGTATTATCAGACGCAACTTGCGGTTACGTTGGAGGCCTATTTAGACTGATCGTAGCCACTACCGTTCACAACAATGGCTGTCACTGTTTTGTCCGGTACGTCCGGCGCCCTTTACTACAAACCCGCCGGCACCACCGGCACGTTCGGCACTGCCGGCGTTGACACCACCGACGATGAAATCACCGTTGCGCCGTACCTTGGCTTCAAGGC